TGCACATCGCGACTTTAGATGGATCAGCGAACATATATCGCCGGAGCGTCGGGTCTTTTTGATCCTGAACGATCCGAGCATTTTTACGCTGGACGGAGCCGGGAGCCCGTACGCGGTAATCTGGGCTGTAAAGGCGACGGTCTTCCAGTTGAGGGAGTATTGAGTTGAGGGTTTCTGACGTGGAGATAGTGAGGAGGGCCAGAGGTCTAATTGTAGGGCGGGGCAATGTTCCATTAGCGGTGGAGTTTGAGTTACCGCGCCCGCCTCGATTTGATTTGGCCATCTCACTTCGATCTCCTGTCAGTTAGTACAGTCCACATCAAGTAAGTGGACTGGTTGGTTTTCTGTCAATGGGAAAATGAGCCTGTAGTCTCATTTTCGTGTATGGCACTCTCCTTTCAGGAGTGCCAATCAGGGGGGAGGGACCGAGCTTGCAGCGCTCGAGACCGGGGGTTGTGATAGTCGGAGCTGGCGTCTCCGCTTCGCTCCGACCTTCCATGTTTCACATGGAATGCGGCTAAGTAGCCGCGCTTGGCTTTGCAGGGGCAGGAGGCGATGCATCAGGTAGGGGGGTAGCGCCCTGCTTTGGAGAGGCATCAGGGGCCTCTGTTTTCCTCCTATATTCCTCGATCACCGCCTTAACGCGGGGATCATCGAGCACATCCTGGGTTGTTTCGCCGTCGAGGCCGGCGAGTTCATGACGAGTGTAGGGTTCATCGTCATCATCATCTCCGAAGTCGTTAGATTCTTCGAAGGTTTCGAAGCCCGCATCGCGGGCCTCTTGAGCGAGTTTTTCTGATTGCACCATTGCCCGGATAGTTTCACGGAGAGAAGGTTGGGGGTTATAGCCGACGGGGGGTGCAATCGGGACGCCAGACGGCATCAGCTGACCGTGTTCATTGATCATGAGGTCAGTTTGAGAGATCTCGCGCTTTTGAAGCGCAGAGGGTGTTTCCTCTCCGGGGAGAGTAAGTTCAGCGGTCCGATCGAAGAACAGCGCGAGTTTATCGCGCAGATCATCGTAGACGCTTTGAGCTAAAGCCTTGAGATACATCAGTTTATTCCTTCCAGGTATACAGTTGTCCCGACCAGGTCGGGACAGTTGTCTACATTATCTTGGAAATGCCGACCGGCGCGACCAAGCGCCGAGCCTTAATGTTATGACGCGCCATAATATACAGCACGTCCTCAGAGGGAACGGCGAAAGGCGTTTCCGGAGGTACGCATTTGACAAAATCCGCGTTGAGGGCCGGAGATGACCCGAACGCGCGAGCAAAATGCCAGAAGTTGAGCGTAGATTGGCGGAATTCGCCAGTGACCATGCTCTCAGAGCGACGATATTCATCATAGCGATCTTGATATCCGAAGATGCCATTGGGAGAAGCGTGCGCAGCGTATATTTCTTTGTTGAGCACAGTATCCTGGCCAATGAATTGTAGTTCCTTCTGCCAATAATCTTCCTTGAACCTCCGGTTCCAATGTTTCGATAAGCCCTGAGTGTAGATAGTCTTTGGACGAACTGTGATGAATGAGAATATATACCCATGCTCTTCAATGAAACGCCGATAGCGATTGGAGCGCATAGCCGCGATACCGTGCCCACGAAGATCACCGACTGGTTGAGTTCCTTCTGCCGTTTGAAGGACTTCGGAGAACTGTATAGTTTGTTTTCCACCACCCAAGTATTCCGGCCTCTGTAGACGAGCATCCGACGAGTTGACACCGAGATACCGGAGATATTCCGTATAGCGAGAACCATAACGAGCCCGAGCCTCTTCAAACCTTTGAAGCGCCATTGCTTCGCGGAGAGCATTTACAGTAATAGCAGAAGCACCAGTAAGATCAGCATAGAGACGATCACCTTGTACACCAGCAGTTGTTCCACGAGCAACAAAAGTAGCATCAGCATCAAGCTTACGATAAGCAGCAGCCACAGTAGAGAATACAGATACATCAACATCATTAGCCGCAGCAGTCGTTACGGGCGCAGCCGTACCAAGCGGTATAGAGATTGCCGGTCCTTTTTGTTCCCACGGCCGAGCCGACGTGAAATAATCCTTTTCCCAACAACCGTTCTGTAAGAGCACAGATGTCGTAGTGTCAGCTCCAGAAGTTGTGTCAATAACCAGCTCTGTTTGCAAGTCCTGATCACGATACCACTCATTCCAGATCAGAGCGTATCCACGGAAGGGGAGCGCGGATACTTCAATGTTGTTAACACCAGTCGGGACACCAAGATAATCTGCAAGTGAACCAACAGCAGCGCCAGATCCACCACCAATCGTAATAGTAGGAAATACAGAAGCATCAGTGCCGAGAGGCCCGCCGGTAATGAAATCTTCCCAGTCATCCCAGATGAGCCGATGGGGTACATACCAATGATGGATTTGGACATGCACCGGATGCATAACCGGCGCAAGAAGAGGAGAACAACGCACGAGTGCAGAAGTAGCTTGCTGTATGCTATCACCAGGAAGGACCTCCGTTAGTCCGACGGGGATCAATTCCCCAAGATCACAAGAGAGAAGTTTCGTATAGCTGAGGTTGAATAATCCGCGTTTCATAGCGATCCTTTATTTGGCCGACGTCTATATTTACCTTCAATCTGCTTTAGTTTGCCTTCATTTACCTCCGTTAATAGTTGTGCCGTGATTTTCGACCGATCCTTCCCATCCGGCGTAAGCGTTTTCGCAGCAATTCGCAGCGGCGACATCTCAGCCTGGATTTCTTCCCTTTTAGCCTGCGGACAATTCGGTTCACGACCCACACGAGTGCGAAGCCTCCTCACAAGATAGTTTCCGAGAGGGAGTGTCCTTTTGCCATGAGAGAGGGCAGTCGGAACGTCGACAAGACTGTCGAAGTTGGGGAGAGCTAGGAGGGTACTTGCCACCTCATCCATGACACCAGCGCCCAAACCTGGACGTTTTGACATGCGAGCGAATTCTGGGTGACGACCCTTTAATCTGAAGTCGTCTTTATCGGTCCACTTTTTTGCAACATACCCACAAACGTAGGCAGCCGATGAGGGCTCAAGGAGTCCCAGGTCCACACCTCCGAGTCCCCATTCTCGGAGTATAAGGTCACATTGATTACAACATCCCCCACGCCGCATAATTGCATTGTGGTCCGTCCGACCTCTTTCACAAGTTCTGTAATTGAAAAGGGCCAAGTGGTAGTGGGGGCGCTCGCTTTGATCTCCATATTCACCGACTGCAAAGAACCGGATTCTTTCCGGTGCAATCGCATAGCGGAACCTCTTCAAGAATAAAGAAAGGTGAGACGGTACTAATGTCCCACCTTCAGGTAAGTTTTCATCAGAATAAGTCAGAGTCACGAAAGCATTATTCTCCCAAAGACTCTGCTCAAGCATGATGCGATGTGTCCAGACCCGTCTTTTATTATAACGGCATGGTAGACACTGACCACAACCGTGGACAAAGTCACCTTGTACTATGGGGTTCTGGCACAGCATTAAGCTACATCCGATAACCTATGCGGAGCGCGCCTCCGCGACGACGACGACGGCCGAACGAACGACGGCCTCGGCGAATACTACGACGACGTGAACGACGATATCTCATCTTCCTCTCCCATATGGGGGTTTTGGACGCCTGATCGTGGTGTACTCCTGCTTTAGCGGATTATACCACCATTGCTTGTCCGGCCCGGCGTCCATGGCCGGTGGAGAAGTGTTAAATCCAATCGAAGGAAGAAGTCGGTTCCGGACATTCCACATAATGGAACCGATAAAATCCTCCTCCTGACGGTCCATAAGATCCTTAGACATTGCGGGCGCATAGCCAGTGCGAGTTTTGGAGAAGCCAACATCTGGGACAGCAGCTGCTTCTTGATGAGTTGCGCCAGGAGCCGACGCCTGCCTTTCAAGAGGCTTGGTAGCAACCAAGCCAGATCCTGACTGGCCATCGACAAGATAACGATCGCCCGCAGTTGGCATAGGCGGATTAGCGTTCTGCGAGATCTTTGCAGCCTGAGAGGCGATCTGGGTTCTGAGAAGTTCATTTTCGAGCTTTCCCCTTTCGAGACCGAGGGCTGTCATTGCAGAAGCCGCAGCAGCGGCACGGGTTGACTCAGGCGATGCAGCATGAACGGCGCGAGATAAGTCCTGGCCAGCAGAGCGTAAGGCAGGGGTGAGACTGTCGCCAGTAGATACCGGCGCATAGCTGGTAGTTTGAGCGCCGAGGGCATATAGCGGATGTACTCCGGCTTTCTTAGCATCTTCCACCTTCCACTGGATTGCGTTTTGAGCGAACTCCCTTTGAAGAGCGGCCTGTTGTTTGGCCTGTTTATTTGCCTGTGACTGTCCGAATAATCCGGACAGCAAATTTGAACCCATCGAGATTGCTTCAGCTAACATCCGACATTGCTCCAGAAGTTGCGGCGGTACTTTTTGATGCCTTTACCACCCGCCACCTTGAGCGCGTGTAAGACTTCCCGACGCACTTTGCGGCGAATGCACATCGCGACTTTAGATGGATCAGCGAACATATATCGCCGGAGCGTCGGGTCTTTTTGATCCTGAACGATCCGAGCATTTTTACGCTGGACGGAGCCTGGAGCCCGTACGCGGTAATCCGGGCTGTAAAGGCGACGGTCTTCCAGTTCAGGAAGGATTGAGTTGAGGGTTTCTGACGTGGAGATAGTGAGCAGGGCCAGAGGTCTAATTGTAGGGCGGGGCAATGTTCCATTAGCGGTGGAGTTTGAGTTACCGCGCCCGCCTCGATTTGATTTGGCCATCTCACTTTGATCTCCTGTCAGTTAGTACAGTCCACATCAAGTAAGTGGACTGTTGGCGGGTTCTGTCAATGGGAAAATGAGCCTGTAGTCTCATTTTCGTGTATGGCACTCTCCTTTCAGGAGTGCCACGCGCCTACGGCGCTTGAATAAAAGGGGGGATCAAAGGGAAATCCCCCTTTAAGAGCCCCCTGACGGGGCGAGGGGCTCTCAAAGGGAAATTTCCCGAGAGCCCCTGCCAGAAAATTAAGACGGCTTTGCCGTCTCTTGGGAGGGCGCTGGCGCGCCCTCCATGGCCGGCGCATCGCCAGCCTTCTTTTTGTATTCCTCTATCACCGCTTTAACGCGGGGATCATCGAGCACATCTTGGGTTGTTTCGCCGTCAAGACCGGCGAGTTCATGACGAGTGTAGGGTTCATCGTCATCATCATCTCCGAAGTCGTTAGATTCTTCGAAAGTTTCATAGCCCGCATCGCGGGCTTCTTGGGCGAGTTTTTCTGATTGCACCATTGCCCGGATAGTATCACGAAGAGAAGGTTGAGGGTTGTAGCCGACGGGGGGTGCAATCGGGACGCCAGACGGCATCAGCTGACCGTGTTCATTGATCATAAGGTCAGTTTGAGAGATTTCGCGCTTTTGAAGCGCAGACGGGGTTTCCTCTCCAGGGAGAGTGAGTTCGGCAGTGCGATCATAGAAGTGAGCGAGTTTGTCGCGAAGATCGTCAAAGACGCTCTGTGCCAAAGCCTTGAGATACATCAGTTTATTCCTTCCAGGTATACAGTTGTCCCGACCAGGTCGGGACAGTTGTCTACATTATCTTGGAAATGCCGACCGGCGCGACCAGTCGCCGAGCCTTAATGTTGTGGCGCGCCATAATATACAGCACGTCTTCAGAGGGAACGGCGAAAGGCGTTTCCGGAGGTACGCATTTGACAAAGTCCGAGTTGAGGGCCGGAGATGACCCGAACGCGCGAGCAAAATGCCAGAAGTTGAGCGTAGATTGGCGGAATTCGCCAGTGACCATGCTCTCAGAGCGACGATATTCGTCATAACGGTCTTGATATCCGAAGATCCCGTTCGGAGAAGCGTGCGCAGCGTATATTTCTTTGTTGAGGATAGTATCCTGGCCAATGAATTGTAGTTCCTTCTGCCAATAATCTTCCTTGAACCTCCGGTTCCAATGTTTAGGTAGGCCCTGCGTATAGATAGTCTTTGGACGAACTGTGATGAATGAGAATATATACCCATGCTCTTCAATGAAACGCCGATAGCGATTGGAGCGCATCGCCGCGATACCGTGCCCACGTAGATCGCCGACTGGTTGAGTTCCTTCGGCAGTTTGGAGAACCTCCGAGAATTGTATAGTTTGTTTTCCACCACCCAAGTATTCCGGCCGCTGTAAACGAGCATCCGATGAGTTGACACCGAGATACCGGAGATATTCCGTATAGCGAGAACCATAACGCGCACGAGCCTCTTCAAACCTTTGAAGCGCCATTGCTTCACGTAAAGCATTTACAGTAATAGCAGAAGCACCAGTAAGATCAGCATATAGACGATCCCCTTGTACACCTGCCGTCGTTCCCCGAGCAACAAAAGCACTATCAGCATCAAGCTTTCGATAAGCTCCAGCAACCGTAGAAAACACCGAGACATCAACATCATTCCCTGCCGCCGTAGTTACTGGCGCAGCCGTGCCAAGCGGTATAGAGATTGCCGGCCCTTTTTGTTCCCACGGCCGAGCCGACGTAAAATAATCTTTCTCCCAACAACCGTTTTGTAGAGCCGTAGATGTCGTAGTGTCAGCTCCAGAAGTTGTGTCAATAACCAGCTCTGTTTGCAAGTCCTGATCACGATACCACTCATTCCAGATCAGAGCGTATCCACGGAAGGGGAGCGCTGATACTTCGATGTTGTTAACACCAGTGGGGACACCAAGGTAATCTGCAAGCGAACCAACAGCAGCGCCAGATCCACCACCAATCGTAATAGTAGGAAATACAGAAGCATCAGTGCCGAGAGGGCCACCGGTAATGAAATCTTCCCAGTCATCCCAGATGAGCCTATGGGGTACATACCAATGATGAATTTGGACATGCACCGGATGCATAACCGGCGCAAGAAGAGGAGAACAACGCACGAGTGCAGAAGTAGCTTGCTGTATGCTATCACCTGGAAGAACCTCCGTTAGTCCAACGGGGATCAATTCCCCAAGATCACAAGAGAGAAGTTTCGTGTAACCGAGGTTGAATAGTGCGCGTTTCATAGCGATCCTTTATTTGGCCGACGTCTATACCTATTTTGTATTTGTTTTAGCTTTCCTTCATTTACCTCCGTCAATAGTTGTGCCGTGACTTTCGACCGATCCTTCCCATCCGGCGTAAGCGTTTTCGCAGCAATTCGCAACGGCGACATCTCAGCCTGGATTTCTTCCCTTTTAGCCTGCGGACAATTCGGTTCACGACCCACACCA